TTTTTTTTGATGCTAATAATAGAAAAGCATCCTTTTCTATTTATAGCACCTTTTCAACTTTTAACAAAATTGGAAGACCCCCCCCCTGCCTGCAGACAGACATACAGACATGCCTGCAGACAATTTCACAAATTGTAGCACTCTGTTCAATAATTGATCAAAGTGCTCCCGCTTGAAAAGCATCATTTCTTATTATATCCTTTTATTTTATTAACTGCTTCTTTGACCGTAAGATTAGGAAAGTTTCTGATATCAAGACCTTCAGCAGAATAGCAGTTAATATAAATATCTGTAAAAGATGTTCTTACAGTCTTATCATATTTAACTACTAAACATCCTATATTTTGGATTCTACTTCCCAAAAGTTTTCCACTTTTATTCCAGACTTTAAAATCCAAATCCTTAATAAGTAAATTTAAATTACTCTTATTCAGAACTTTACTTATATATATGCTTTGACATAGATATACATAAGCATTATATGAATTGAGTTTTTTAAATCCACTTAATTTTGCAAAACCATAGACTGCTGCTATTCGATAATTACTTGTATATAAGAAAGGCTCAATATCACCTGCTTTCTTATACACATGATAATATGTGTCTTTGTACCATTTCTTTTCAATATATCCTTCAGGTAAAAGGATATACCCATGTACTTTTTTACATTTCTTAAATTTATTTATTCTTTTTAACATATTACTCCTTTTTTATTATTAGAATAAAGAAAAACCTTAGATTCACTAAGGTTTCAACAAGCGGGCGGTTATTTTGTTATTTATTTAAGAGTTTTAAGAATTTTGCTTTTTCGTCTGCTGACAGAGATTCAAAAAACTTTGTCAGGTCTTCAGCTGTTTTTGGCTTACCAGTTGATTTTTCCCTTATATCCCGTTTTAAGGAAACGATATAAGGTTTGAAAGATGATAAAACTTCTTTAAAAACCAAATCCTGTTTATCAGGATTTTGCCCTGCGGTAACCCGCAATTTGTTACCGAGGTCGGTTAACAAAGACCGGATAGCATAATTCCGATAAATAGGAGATAAATTCATAATCTCCTCCGGAATTTTATATCCGTAAAAATACTTAGTATTTTTAATTTTGATACTTCTTATATAATAAGAATTATCTTTTTCAAGTTTTTCATTGATAAAGTATTTTGTTTCCATGATGTTTCCTTTCTTGCCGCCCGCTTGTCAAAGAACAATTGAATGTATATTGACAATTCCACAATTGCAAGGATTTTTTACACAATGTGACGTAGGTCACATACAAAACTTTTTTAATGTGTTGGGTGCACTTTATTAATTCGGTACCTTATTATATAAAGCACTAATTGCGAAAAGTATATAAATATAAAAGTTATAAGATTAAAAGCATATATAAACAAAAGGGTACGAAGTAAAGAATATACGAACATATATAAAGCATTAATGAGATATATACAAGCGGCTATATAGTCTCTTTTATACATGATGCTTTGTTGATAGAGACTTTTTCCGTGTACAATTCTATATGAATAAAGGCTAATATATAAATATGATTGGGGGAAATTGCTGCTGGCTCTAAGGTTACTCCACCTCACCCACTCCCTCCACTCTCCAATAGTTGTGACAATTATCCACAATTAAAATTCCCTAAATGCCTCCAATTTAAACTTTGCTTTTTATTTGCCTACCCCTTATATTTGATAAAGAGCAGACATAGGAGACTTTTGAAAGATGCGACTTGCGAATGCTGAACGTTCTTATGAGGTTATGAATTTGCATGAACGCCATAAGGAAATTATCCGGCTTGTTGCAATGGGCTTAACAAATACTCAGATTGCCCGAGAACTTGGCTGTTCTCCAGCGATGGTTGTCTATACTAAATATAGTGAAGTTGGACAGCGAATGTTACAAGAGCTTGGCTATCAGCGTTCTGAATCCGTTAAAGATATTCAGTTACGAATTGAGAAGATAGCCCCTCATGCATTAGATACTCTTGAGGCTTTAATGACTTCTGAAGAAACACCTGAAGCTGTTAGGGCTCGTATAGCTATGGATAACTTAGATAGGGCTGGTCTTGCTCCAAAGTCTAAAACAGGTTCTTCCTATTTAGATGAAAATGATATCAATCAAATAAAAGCTCGTGCAAGAGAACAGGGTCTTTTTGAAGAATCTGCTAAAAATGCAGAGCTTGTAGAATATGAACAAGCTGATTAATCAGCAAAGTGTCATCAGCTCGTAAGAGTTTGGTGGAAGGAGGTAAAAGATGGCACAGAAGGTTTTCTTACTGGAAGGTTCTCCAGGCATTACTCGAACTGTTGTTTCTACAGATGATTCTGTTAGAACAATTCCCGATAATGTGAAATATGCAGATGGTTCTAAACCTGATATTGATGATACTGCAAGCAAATGGGCTACTAAAGTTTTGTTAGTTGTTGAGGGAGCAGATATCCGATTTGCATTTGGTACTGATCCAAATATTACACCTGGTTCTATTGTAGGAGCATTATTGACAAATGGAAGTTTATTAGTGCTTGGTAGTGCTGCACAAATAAATGCTTTTCGGTATACAAATGCTGTTGCAGGTGCTAATGCTACTATTCATTTTTATCCAGAGTATAGGAGTTAAGCTATGCAAATTATTAAAGATTTTTCAGGTACAAGAATTAAAGTTTGGACAGTTGGTGTATCCTTTAAGATAAATGAATTTTGCTATTATACAGATGGTAACTTTTATTTATCTTTAGAAGATGATAATAGAGGAAATCAGCCAGATGTTAGTCCAACTAAATGGCAGGTAGTATCTACTGCTATAGTAAATGCACATGTACAAAATACAGACACAAAGCTGGATGAAGGCGGGGCTGATGAAGTTACTGCAAATGAAATAAGAGCATTGCTTGATAGTGGAATTGAAGGAAATATGCTTTCTTATGGTGCTCGATTTGATAAATCTACTAATACCTGGATACGACTTGGTAGAACTGCTGGACAGCCTACAGGTGTAACATTGGCAGACAATTTAATTCCTATTCAGGCAGCAATGCATGGATGTGTTGTTGATGACTCTTTAAATCTGAAATATTTGCTAAATGATTTAGACCATACAAAAAAGGCAGATGGCTCTGCGGCAAGTCTGGATGGAACGGATGGTCAGGCGTTAGTTCAGGTGCCGAAATTTTATTATAAGCTGGTAAAGGTATCAGCGGATATAATTGATACTTATGTATCATTTCAACGCCTTCCTGGATATAAAGTATCCCCCATGCACTATCGAAATGGGAAAGAATTGGATTATGCGTATGTTGGGAAATACCCTGGAGTCCTTTGGGATGACTCCGCCAGTGCTTATGTCGATGGCGATGGAACAGTACAGGCAGACCCCGTAAATGATAAATTGAGTTCTGTCTCAGGTTTTAAACCGTTTTCAAACCAAACAAGAGCAGAATTTCGGCAAATGACTCAAAATCGAGGGAGTAAATTCTTTCAATTTGATGCAGCAACACGGGCAAGCTTGCTACTGCTACTCATAACCGAATATGCTACAGGGAATTTCCAGGCAGCCATATCAGCTGGGAATACGCAATTTGCTTCATGGGATTTTGCTACGTGTATTTCTGCAACCGGAAAAAGTAATTCCGACGGAATGGTCGCAAATGGGCAAAGTACAACTGACGGAGATGCAACTGACTATATCGTATGGCGTGGCATTGAGGATTTGTGGGGAAATTTAATGCAATGGCTCGATGGGCTGAATGTATATAATGTTGAAGTCGATGGAAAGTCATACGCCTATTTTTGCGACAATCCATCCAACTTTGCAGACAACACAACTACAAATTATGAAAATGTTGAAGAATTGTCTCTCGCCGATGGCTATCAGAAAATGATAGGATATAAATGCCTGCCAACAGAAGTTGGCGGAGCCAGTAATACGCACTTTGCGGATTATTTCTGTACATATTATGGCAACTTGTCTGCTGGATTTGTTGAGGATTGGCGTGTTGCCCTTGTGGGCGGGGATGTGATTAGCGGCTCGATAGCGGGCGCTTTCTGCCTATCTGCGCATCGCAATTCCGCGTTTGCGCATTCGTCTATCGGCGGGCGGCTCTGCGCAGCGGATATATAATATAAATGGAGGCTAATATGAAAGCTGAATCAAAAGATTATCCTCTCACAACTCAACGCAAACAGGGTGGATTTTTGGTTAATTATGATGTGTTGAAAATCGAGAGAGAGGGTGAAGAATTTTATCAATATGAAAGTGTCTTTGTGCACAAACTTACGAAGGATAACCTTGTTCCCGCAATGATACGAACAAAGTATTCTGCAAACGATGAATACAAAATGGCTCGCATAAGTAAAGCGACGACCGAATGGAAAGAGTATGATGCTTATGTGAAGTCCTGTATTGCAAAGGCAGAAGAGATTTTAGCATTAATAAATAAAAATTAATGCAAATAAAATATCTGGAGATTAGCTATGCCAGTACATAAAGCATCAAATGGTAAATGGAGAATAGGCTCTGGGAAAGCCATGTATAAAACAAAGGCTTCTGCACAACGTGCTTATAAAGCATATAGAGCTAAGAAACATTCAACTAAAAAGAAGGCTAAACGATGAGTGAACAAAAGTGGAAAGTTACTATTGATGAGTTTAAGTGTAAGTGTGGCTGTGGCGAGAATGGTGTTGATATACATTTTCTGCAGCGGCTTAACGAGGCTCGTGATTTAGTTGATTCAACAGGGGTAGTATTCATTATTGAATCAGGTTATCGTTGTAAAAAGCATAATAAAGAAGTAGGAGGGGTTGATAATTCGGCTCATACAAAGGGATTAGCTGCAGATATAAGATGTACTGATTCAAGAACTCGCTATTTTATGTTAGAAGCCCTACTTGCAGTAGGATTTTCTCGCATAGGTATAGGGAAGAATTTCATACATGTTGATGCAGATTCGAGCAAACCCAATAATGTAATTTGGACATACTATAAATAAGGAATAGCTCATGGAAATTACAACAATACTACAAGCTGCTTTTAGTGCTCTCTTTACATTTTTACTTGCATGGATTTTATACTTTGTAAAGAAAGGAGATACAAGAATTGAAGAGCATGCTAAACGTATCGAAGCTGTTGAAGTGGAGGTTAAGATTCTAAAAGTACGCTATGAGACAGTAGCGGCTTTATTAAAATCATTAGATTCTAAGATGGAGCTTATTGCAGCTCCAGACTTTTTAGAAAAACGGTGTCCATTTTATCATGCTCATATGCAAAAGGAGGTTAAACATGGATGAGTTATTAATGTTTTTTAAAGAATGGGGAATTTCAATTCTTGCAGCATTGGCACTTCTTTCTGGGGGTTTTGCTATCCCTGGTTTAAGAATGGGTTTAATGCGAGTGTTCAATAGGATATTAGCTACATTTGCTTCAGAAGCTGTTCTCGCACCTTTAGCTATTAGTATTCTTAAAAAGCTTGCGGCTTCTACAGAGAATAAACTCGATGATAAAGCTATAGAGCTTGTAGAGCAGCAGCTTGGATTGAAGTCTTCTGATCAATAATTGATCAAAGCTATAAGGTAACAAAGAGATGTCAGTACAAGAAGCATTAAAAAATCAAAATAAAGAAGCATTACAGAGCATTCTTTCAAATGCTTATGCTCGTACTGATATTTATGCTAAGACTTTTTTTCCTGATAGATTTTCATTACCTTTCAGTGATTTGCATAGACAAATTTTTGATGTTATTGATGCAAAAAATCCTGATGGGACTCCAAAGTATCGTAAAGTTGTTATTAAAGCTCCTCGTGGTATTGGTAAAACTTCTATTGCGAAGACACTTGCAGATAAGCGAATTCGTTATAGGGATGCAAAGTATATTGTATATTTAGGTAAAACTTTTGACTTTGCTGTACAACAAACTGAGAATATTAAGAATGGAATGCTTCAGAATAAGTTAGCTAACAAATTGTTTGGATCTATCAAGGCAAAAAATGTAGGAAAGGAGTACTCTGAAACTTTTAGCAAAAAAGCTTGGATAACTTCGAGTGGCACAATGGTGTTTCCACGTGGTGCTCAGCAGCCTGTTCGTGGACTTTTATTTGATTTTGAGGGCTTTTCATATAGACCTAACCTTATCATTGTTGATGATTTGGAAGATAAGGATGAGATTGCTAATGATGAATTTCGTAAAAAACTTAAAACTTGGTTTTTTGCTGATGTAGTTAAGAGTACTCCTTTAACTGGAGTTTCTAAAGATTGGCAGATTATCTATATTGATACACTTAAACATGCTGATTCTTTGCTGCAAGAGCTGTTAGATAATCCTGAGTGGAAATCTGTTGAGCTTGCTATGTGTGATGAAAACTATCATAGTTTAGCTCCTGCCTTTATGTCTGATCAAGAGTTACAGAATGAATTGAAAGAAGCTGAGAATAATCCTGAATTAATGGATGTTTTTTATCAAGAAAGAATGGGTATTCCAGTATCCAGAAAAAACCGTAGTTTCTCTGAGAAGATGTATCGCTATTATAAAGAGACAGATGCAGAGTTTAGGAAAGAGCTTCTTTCAGGTGAGATACAAACAGTAATTTTACATGACCCTGCAAAGACTACTAATCCTACAAGTGCTGAAACTGCTATAGTAGCAGTTGGTATAAACCTCTATAAGAAAAAGATTTATTTAAGAGAAGTTGTTCATGATTTCTTGCATCCTGATGAACAATATAAAATTTTAATTAGAATGATACGAGAGTATCGAGCTATTATTCTTGGAGTAGAAACAAATAGTTTGCATGAATTTATAGAATATCCTCTTAAAAATGCTCTACTTCAAGATGGAATAACTATTGAATTTTTGGAACTTAAGCCTCGTAGAGGTACTGATAAAGGTTTAGGAAAAATTCAGAAAATATCCGGTTTAATTCCTTTATATCAAGCTGGTATTATTTATCATAATGAAAATTATGCATCTGATATAGAAGATCAACTTAATTCATTCCCTCGAGGAAAGTTGGTTGATGTTGCAGATGTATTCTCATATATTGTTCAGGTACTTGATACTTATTTTGTATATTTTTATGATTCAAATAAAATTGATAAAGCTTTGCTGGAGTATGATATGGAACATATGGAAGAGCATAGTCTTTATGAAAATGAGGATGTTGAGCTTTCTAATGATTGGATGCTAATGCAGTAAAGGAGTATTATGATACACGAAAATTACAACTATAGATATCCACATGGTCTTGATTTACATCCTGACTCTGACCAGCATAAGAATTTACTAAGAGAGATCATGGCTCGAGTACAGGCTTCACATAGTGTGATGTCAAATAAATATTCTGTGTGGGATGCAGTACAAAACTCCTTAACTGTTTATATTCCTGAGAATGAGAAGGACATCATTAAAAAGTCTAATTTGTCAAGCCCTCTCATTGTCCCTGCGAGCTATGCAAATTTACAGACACTTTTATCATACATGATGTCCTTCTTTATTAAAGACCCTATTTTACAATATCAAGGCATAGGTGATAAAACAGATCGTCTTAATGCTATCTTGCTTGAAATGATTGTTCATAGACATTCTGTTTTCTTTAAACTACCATTGACTCTGCATACTTTCTTTAGAGATGCCTATACTTATGGTTTAGGTATTTTAGTACCAGTCTGGGAAGAGAAGTATCGATATGTGAGAAAAAGACATAGTAGAAGAAAGCGTGGTATTTTTACATCTTATATGAAGGAAAGTATTGAAGAAACTAAAGAACTTGTATATGAAGGTACTCGTGTTTATAATGTAAATCCTTATACATTTTTTCCTGACCCTAATGTATCTATTCATAATATACAAGATGCTGAATTTTATGCTTACTTAGAACGTACTAATTATCCTACATTGTTGAAGGAAGAATATACTGAAGAAGATCTTTTCAATGTTAGATATCTTAAACAAAGGGATGGTAAAAGCCAGTTTTATTATACTGAAAATATAAAAACTCAAGAAGCTAATACACTTGGTATGGCATCAGAATACACTCATGCGATTGACTTATTGCATTTTGTAATTGATTTGATTCCAGCTGAGTTTGATTTAAGTAACTCAGAAATTCCTGAGACATGGATTTTTACTGTTGCAGGTGATGAAGTTATTATAAGAGCTGAACCACTTGAAGAAAATCATGGATTAAAGCCAATTCTTATAGGTTCACCTGATTTTGATGGTTATAGTATAAATCCTACGAGTAGACTTGAAATGATATTTCCTCTACAAGATGTTCAGGATTGGTTATTTAATAGCCACATAGCAAATGTGAAGAAAGTACTTAATGATATGCTTGTTGTTGATCCTAAGATGATTAATATGCTTGACCTCATGAAACCTAATCCAGGAAAATTAATACGACTTAGACAAGGTGCTTGGGGCATGGGAGTTGATAAAGCTATTAAACAACTTCAGGTTACAGATGTTACTTCCAGTCATATGCGAGATACAAGTACTATCTCAGATATGATTAAGCATACAGTAGGTGCTTCAGATACTATACAAGGAATTATAGATCGAAGGGGAGAAAGGGTTTCTTCTACTGAAGCTTCTAATGCTTATCAATCTGCTATGAGTAAGATCCAAAAAGATGTTATGATTTTTGATGTACAGGTTATGCGTGAGCTTGGAGTTATTATGGCACATAATGTACAACAATATCTTGATCATGATATTAAACTTGCAATGGTTGGTACTTGGGGTGAAATTTTAAGAAAAGAGTATGGTGTAACAGATGATTTTTTAATTGCTAATCCAAATT